CTTAATTCTTCGAGTGTCATGGTTTTCTTGCCTCCTTCATTGGATTTTGGTTTTTCTATTCCAGCCGCGGAGCCTTTAGGCGCTGCGGATGAAATGCTTTTTACCGGGATATTTCCGGGAATATTGTGCAGCCCTTTGATGTTGTGCTTTATGCCATTGACAAGCAGTACGGTCTTGTCTGCACTCATGACCATTTGAGGGCCTGAGCCTTCCAGTAATGTGTCGGCGAAGCCCTTCTCGATCGCTTCTTTGCCCGTCATCCATGTCTCCTTTGTCATCATGGAACGAAGGGTTTCCACGTCGGTGCCGGTCTTTGCTGAGTAAATCTCAGCGATGGCCCTTTCAGCTGCGTCGAAGCCCTTGATGATCTGCTTGAGCTCGGTTATGTTGTAATAATCATAAAACAGGCCGCTGACTCCGTGGATCATCACAAGGCTGCCGGGATATACCGCCACCTCGTCGCCGCTGCACATAATAACGCTGGCAGCGCTGGCCGCGATGCCCTCGACGATGACCTTCTTGGTTCCTGTGAGGCCCTTGATGGCGTTGTGAATTGCGATGCCGGTGTAAAGATCGCCGCCCACACTGTTGAGCTTGATGGTGATCTTGCTTTTCCCCTTGACGACTTCCAGATCTTCAAGGAAGCCCTCGGGGGTGATATACAGTCCGGGCAGTGGTTCACCAGTCCACCAGTCTGTCGGCTGGCTGCTCATTATTTCGCCGTAAAGGGTGATCTCGCCCTCGTCGTCGGACACGGACGCGATATTCCAGAACTTTGGCGCGGTAGCCGGGGCCGCCTGTGCTCCGTTAATCATCCGGAGCGTTTTTCTTTTTTCCATTGTCATCACCTTCCTTTATCGCTTCGAGTATTACGGCTTTGACGGCGTTGGTGAGCTGTGTGCCACCGCCTTCCATGATGCCATTCGCCTCCGCGAGTTTGGCGTTTTCTCGTGCGAGCTGCTCGATGTTTGCCTCCCATTGGCCGCCGTTGAGCCTGATGGTTGACTGTTCTCGAGTTGTGAAGCCTTCGCCGACTGCGAGGATCTCGGCCGTGATTTCCTTGACCGGATCGAGCTGTCCTTGGCTTGGGCCGATCCATTCGCATCCGAGCCATGCAGCACGGATCCCCGGATCAGAGAAAAAGCCGGGGGCAATTATTCGGCCACGGGCCACCGCTTCGGCCATCCATACCTCGTAGATGGGGCGGCAGAAGTCATTCGCGAACCATTCGCGGCGCATCTTGAACGCCTTCCATGCTTCCAGCAGTGCGGCCCTGCTTGCCGAGTAGCTTGCATTGAACGCCTTGAGTAATAGGTCGGCCGGTATTTCCAGAGCTGCGCCCACTTGCTCGCATATAGCACGGGTGAAGGCATCGAAGCCGCTGGACGGTCTCTTAGGATCTGCAAAGGTGACATCCTCGCCCGGTTTCATGATGTTGATCTGGCCCGGGCCCATTTCGTACTCATTGGGATCCGTTGATACTTCCTCTGTATCGCCGCCGACCTCATTGAACGGCATATCTGCCGGGTTTGACTCTGTTTTTATGAAGGCAGTAAAAAAGCTCTCGACGACTGCCGCCGTCAGTTCGCTCTCTGTATACCTCCTGAGTTGTAGCAGAGGTTCAATCACCTGCGCGAGATAACTGACGCCACGATATTGATCCGGGCGCTCTGAACTCATGACATGCACGATGTTCGGCAGTCCTGTCAGCTCTCCATATGCCAGCACGCGCTTCCACTCGGTAGGCTCTGAGCTATACTGGAGGGGGTATGTGTTCCGGATATGATAGGCCACGATCCTGCCGTCTTTGTCTACCTCAACGCCGTCATATATTCGGTTCCCGTCCTTGGTCTTGCCGAACGTGTTGATCGGGCCCATGGCTCCGGCATAGTCCGGAGTGGCCACACGATCGGCCTCAATGAGGTGGATCCGCAGGCTATACGGTTCGAGTGGGGTGACGGGGTATTGCTTGAATAACGCAAAGACGTCGCCACTGGTCAGCCACGAAACAAGTGCGAGCTGCTGCATGGCATAGAAGTCATTGATGCCGGTGGCATCGCAGGCGTGCTTGCGCGTAGCCCATAGAGCAAATTCAGCCTCGGTCTTTTTCTGCCATGCCTCTGCATCTTCAGGAGATAGTCCCAGTCGTTCGCGGTCGATCCTGCTTTTCGGTTTCAGGCCGATGCCGATGACATTTGTGCGGTTGGTATTGATGGCGCTGGTTGCGATCGGTGCGGCCATATAAAGCATACGAGCTCGCTGCCGGAGGGTGAAGTTGTTCTGGTTGATGTCCTCGTGAGGGCTGCCGCTTGGCGCGTTAAAACCTTTGAGCGATTTCCTTTGCCAGCTGGCACCAGCTTCCCCGTAGCCCTTATTTATTGGCCGAGCTGCCGCTTTTGCGTTTGGCTTTGCTATTTGTTCGATGGTGCTCACCTCCTTCAAAAATATTTGAGCAGGGAAGGGAGAGAAAGGAGCAAAACTCTCCCGGCCCCGCTATATGTTAAAGCCCCGGGGAGGGCGTTTAACCATTTTTACCAGTCCCGGGGAACGACGCCGACTGCTCGGCGTGGTTTGCCGCCGGCGAGCTCTGCCTCGAGCTCTGCGATTTCTTGCTTTAGTTCTTTGATAGTGTCCCGGATCGCTGCGAGGTCGGTGTTGTACCTCGTCAGGTTTCTGGATCCGATGCCATAGCTTTGGACGCCGCCGCTGAGCATTTCCGCTTCGCGTTTCAGGTAGAGGGTCAGCCTTTCCCTTGCACTCGTCAGGTCGGCGGTGATGGCTTCCTTGGTTCGCATTGTCGTCACCTCCTTGACTGTTACCAGTCGTCAAAAATATCGCGCTTTTTGCGCGGTGGTCTTGGCTGCTGCACCGGTTTCAGTTTTTGCGGCTCGGCCAGTCCTTTGAGTCGCCGCTCGACGGCGTCCATGTCCGGGTCGATGATCTTCAGGCCGGCCATGGCATAGTTGCGGCAGTCGAGGGCCTCGTTCCGGGTATGGCCCGGCAGCTTCTCCCACATCCACTTGCTGCCTCTTTTGGTGTGAGTGAGGACGAGCTTCTCGGAGAGTAGCCCATTGAAGTAGTTGCTGTCATACCCGCGATCCTCACCACGAGGGAAGTGGCAATACTTCGGGCCCTTTTCCTGAACCTTGAGGGAGCTCATGATCGACTCTTTTCCAGAGTCGACGCCGATCGTGTAAAGCCAGCAATAAATCCTCTTGTTGTCTTTGATAGGCACCTTTGTCGGCGGGCTCACATATGGGATCCCGTCGCCGCCTTTTCCTTTGATGGCGAATACACGTTTTGCCTGCCGCTCCCGGCACGCCTTGTAAACTTCCTGAGTATAGTGACCACCTGAGTCGACGCAGGTGATGGAGATCTTCAGGCCGCGCCCGTTCTTGAACTTATAAACGTGGTCGATGACATCGTCAAGCCGCTGCCATACTTCCGGCGTGTCCGGCTTTCCCATGATGTAGCCCTTTTTTATGCCCCACGTTTCACCATAATGGCCATGACCGACGACCTCATACTCGAGACGATTGTCCTGAGTATCGACGCCGCAGGTGAGAACGAGGACTCCATCTGGCAGCTCCGCATCGTACTCCTCGCGACGGGCCAGCATGGTGTCCTCGTCCTCGATGTCGCCACGATCTTCCCATAGTTCACCGAGCAGGGTATTGTATACGACCTTCAGCTTCTCGGGGTCATGCTTGGCCTCGAGGAACCTCCGGACGATTTTCTCCCATGGCATCCACGGGCTTGAGAAAGCATTGAGCCAGAATGACCGGATCCCGTTCTCATATGCTCCCGGGTTCTCGGCAATCCAGCGCGCCGGTTGTTTCCGCATGACCTCCTCAGAGGATAGGCAGCCGCATGAAGGGCAGGCCCAGTTGACGCTTGTCACCTTGTAGGTCTTGCGGTTGTGTACTTTAACGACCTTAAAGTCGAATTTGATATTATCGAATACAATATTGTGCCATTCGCCGCACTCAGGGCACTGATGGCACCAGCGCTCCTGCGTACCGAGATAAAACGACGCCTCGATATTGCTGGAGCCTTTAATGGTCGGCGTGCTGACCTCGACAGCCTTGGCGTTGTAGAATGTGGCCTGTCTGGCCTCAGCCAGTGACCACGGATCTCCCTCGGTGCCGGCACTAATGGCCCAGCGGTCGCGCTCGTCGCCCAATATGTAACGGGCCGGAGTTGATGCCAGAGCTGAGGCGCTGTTCGAGCCGGTGATCGTCAGCATACCACCGGGGAAGGCTTTCTGGAGGATCGTGTTGCCGCTGTCTCTTGTCTTTACGTCTGAGACTTTTGCCTTCAGAGGCTTGCTGTCTCGGATCATGGGAGCGATACGGAGGCGGCTGAACTTCCGGGCATCCTCAAGGGTAGGTTGGACGAATAGGATGCTCCCGGGGTCTTGGTCTATGATGTAGCCGATGATGTTCAGTATGAGCTCAGACTTTCCGACCTGCGACGCTGCAACCATAACGATCTTGTGCACCTTCGGATCATTGAAGGCTTCCATCGGTTCCTTCAGATATGGGGTTCTTGAGGTTCTCCACGGCCCTGCCTCTGCCGAGTTCTCGGGTGAGAGGCGGCGGTTCCTGTCGGCCCATTCTGCCACGGTGAGGCTCTCGGGTGGTGCGAAGTTCTTTACCGCTCCCGAGATAGCAGCGTTGAGCCTCTCGATCTCCCGCTTAGTCGCTCGGGTCATCGTCCTCCAGCTCTCTCCAGCCTTGGCGATCCCTTACCCGCCGTTTGTATGCCTCGGGATCGTATCGGTAGTTCGCGAGCTCGTTGAGGATGTGGTGGCATTCCTTCTTGATAAGCTCCGAAGCCTCCGCGGCTGTTGTTGTGTTGGCAGCGTCAACAGCGAGACGCCCGGGCAGGGCCATGATCATACTCCGGATCGTATATACCAGATCCATGGTCATCGCTTCGACGTCCTCGCTGCGGTGCATTTTGCCCTCCAGCTCCTTGAGCTCAAGCTCGGCCATTTTTGCCTTGCTTTCCTTCAGGTCAGCTTCAGCCTTCAGCTTCCGACTTTCGGAACCGTCGTCCTTTTTAGCTTCCCGGCCGTTGGCTTTGTCTTGGAGGTATTTGATGTATTTCTGAATAGTAGGGAGCAGGTCGTACCTGTTCGCATTACCGACGCGGATGGTGTTGATGATGCCCTCCTGTGTGAGCTGCTGCACCCGGCGAACTGACACGCCGAACAGCTTGGCAATAACGTCGGCTTTCTGCGCATTTATCGGCGTTCTGCTTCCTTCACTTTCCGGCATGGCGTTCACTCCTTTCCTGCCGATTTTGCGTAACGAAACGCCCTGAAAAAATTTTTCCTTGACTACACGATTCCCGGGCTCGCCAGCACCGCAGGCGAAAAAGG